CCAAGCGGTGAATGGTAAGTTCAACAGTGAGTTATTAAACAAATTCAAGAAGTCACACAACCTCTCAAACAACTCTGTGTTTAAACCGCAGGAATGGATTCCGGTTAGCCCAGCTTTCTCTAAAGCAGTAGGATTACCTGGATTACCTAAAGGGCACATAACGCTTTTAATAGGTCTGAGTGATACAGGTAAGAGTACCACATTGTTTGAAGCGGCAGCAGGTGCCCAGAAGCAAGGCGATTTAGTAGTTTTCATTATTAATGAAATGAAATTCTCTTGGGATAGAGTTCGTAAACTAGGTTTTCAAGTAGACGAGACTGTTGATGAAGAGACAGGGGAGGTGATGCACACTGGAGACTTCATTTATGCTGATAGATTAATATGCCCAACCATAGAAACAACCGGGGCATTCATTCTTGACATACTTAAAGAGCAATCTAACGGAAAGCTTCCTTATAATATTACTTTCTGTATTGACTCGATGGGTAGTCTACCTTCTGACATGTCTGTAAGCATGGGTAAAAATGATGCGAGATGGAATAGCGCAGCTAGTAACCTTACCTGGGGATCTTTTGTAAATCATCATTTTCCTATGTCACGAAAGTCAACCTCACCATATACAAATACCTTAATAGTAGTCAATAAGCAAGGTATTCAACTTCCTACATCCCCTGTAGATAAACCCAAAAGAATTGCTAAGGGTGGATCTACATTGTATTTCGATGCCAGTTTGGCTATTGCTTATGGTAATATATCAAATAGCGGGGTTTCAAATATAGATGCAGTGAAAAACACTAAATCTATTACCTTTGCTAAGAGGACTAAAGTAGCTGTGATGAAGAATCACATCACTAACTCTACAGCAAGTTCTAAAATAATCATGACCGATTATGGATTCATAGAGGATACACCTGCAGCAATTAACAAATACAAAGAAGAACACAAACATGAGTGGCTTTCAATATTAGGTGATACTAATTTTAAAGTTGTAGAAGCTACAGAAGAAAATGAGGATAATGTAACTCCTTATCCAGATTTAATAGAACAAGAAGATTAATTCTTATTTTTTATTCTTAGTTTATTTATATTTATTACTAGTACAAACGCTCATGGGAAGGTTAAAAAAGGATATACCAAAAGAAATATTAGCAGAACGTCAGCGTTTGTACAGTAAAAAATATTACTGGAAAAATAAATCAAGAATTGATGAAAGAGTTAAAGCATCCTACCAAAAAAGAAAAAATAGGGAAGGTCTACAAGATAACGAGTCCTAGTGGAAGAGTTTATATAGGGAGTACCTGTATGAAAATAGAAAATAGATGGCTTCATTACAAAAACTACAACTGTAAAGCTCAGGTTAAATTACACAATTCACTTAAGAAGTATGGTTCGGAAAATCACATGTATGAAGTTATATGGGAAGGGTTTATAGGGGACATGTTAAAGATGGAACGCATGTTTGGTGATAGGTATAATGTATTGGATTTTAAGTTGGGGTTAAATCTAGTACTTCCTGGGTATGATGATATACCTAGAGTTGTCTCAAAAGAGACAAAAATAAGACAAAGTGAATCGAGTGGTAAATCAGTTGTTATGTATGGAGAAAATGGCGTTAGGCTTATGGAATTTCCTTCCACAAAAGTAGCGGCTAGTTATTTAAACAGACATCCTTCTTCTGTTAGTGGAGCTTGTCGTACAAAAACGCATAAAGTATCGGGCTACTATTTTAGGTATAAATGTGAATTTGACGAACCTTTATTGGATGATATTAAAAAGACTATCAATACCACCGGTTTAAAGATAAATCAAATTTGTCTTAAAACTCTCAAGGTAATTAAAACTTGGAGTAGTATAACAGAAGCTTGCAAAAGCCTTAGATTAGATAAGAACAAGATATCTGCAGTATGTAAAGGTAGGATATTAAAATACAAAGGGTTTAAATGGGAATATGAAATAAGTGACTGTAAAGATAAAATTTGTCAAATAGACATAAGAACAAATACATTAGTACATATTTGGGAAAACGCAAAGTTAGCTGGAAGATCTCTAAATATATCTGACAGTAACATATATGCAGCCATAAAAGGTATAAGAAGAAAGACCTGCGGAGGTTTCATTTGGAAGTATTATTCAGATTACCTATCTTCGCAGAGCAGTTAAACAAACAATTATGAACAAATCATCTAGGTTATTATCTCTTTTCGATAAAATTGACACCGAAGAACCTCAACCATTACACCTTTCTGCTAAGAACCGGGTACTTTTAGTTGATGGTATGAATTGCTTCATTCGAAGCTTCAGTTCAAAAGGTAACAAATTCAACAGCATTGGTCATCACGTATCAGGACTCACAGGCTTCTTACAGAGCCTGGGGTCTGCTGTTCGGGAGATTAGGCCAACTAAAATCATCATAGCCTGGGATGGGGAGAAAGGATCCCAATCTAGGAAGTACCTATGTAGAGATTATAAATCTAACAGGGACAATACTTCCATAGTAAAGAAAGGGATATTTGAATCTAAATCAGAGGAGGAAGATAGCAAACAAGCTCAACTACTTAGGTTAGTTGACTACCTTAATTGCCTACCTATCACTATGATTGTGAAGTCAAACTTAGAGATGGATGACGTCGCAGCCATACTAGTAAAGTATCTGGAAGATAAACCTGATACTCACACTTACATAATGAGCACAGACCAGGACTTTTATCAGTTGGTAACAGATAAGGTGACAGTCTACAAGCCGAAGGAAAAACTATTCATCACTGAGCGGGAGGTATTAGCCAAGTATAACATACACCCAGTTAACTTCTCTGTATTCAAGAGTTTGAATGGTGATACATCCGATAATCTATCAGGTATCAATGGATTAGGTGAAAAGACCATTCCTAAGCTGTTTCCGGCACTTTCTACCTCTAAGAAGGTAACTTTACAGGGGATATACCAAACGTGCCAGGATAAGCCTTCTAATTCAGTTTTATACGATAGGGTACTCTACTGCAAGTCTACTCTTGAGACTATGTTTAAAATCATGGATTTACACGATGTAAACGTAAGTGATGAAGATAAGGAGGAAGTTATTTCAGAGTTTGAATCAAAAATAAATTTGTTTGATAAGAAAGGCTTCCTATATTTGCACTCAGAGGATAGATTATATGATACCATCCCTAACATAGGCAAGTGGTTAACAATTTTTGACAATATAAAATAGAGATTTATGAAGTTAGCGTCCGTAGAAAGGGTAACAGCACTGACTCCTATAGAAGGGGCAGATTCAATTGTTACAGCCCAATTACTTGGTTGGAATATAGTAGTCAAGAAAGACGAATTCCAAGTAGGGCAACTAGTGAGTTACATTCAAATTGACACTGTAACCCCAGAGAAAGAAGAGTTCGAATTCTTAAGACCAAGAAATTTTAGAGTTCGAAGTATAAAACTCCGTGGTCAAATTAGCCAAGGGTTAATAGTCCCCCTTCCTGAAGGTAAATGGAAAGAAGGAGATGATCTTACAGAAGTATTAGGTATCAAAAAGTACTCAAAAGATAAGGAAGTGTCAGAGTCTAGGCCTAAAATGCCAAAGGTATGGTATAAAAAGCTGTGGTATAAGCTAAAATATAACGTATTGGTTAAGCTTTTTCCGTGGGCTAAGGTTGTCAACAGAAATGGTTTTCCTAAAGATGTGGTATCTATCACAGACGAAGAGCGTATACAAAATATACCCAGAGTATTAGACACTTATAAAGGTAAAATGTTTGTGGCTGCTGAGAAGTTAGATGGTAGTAGCATCACCATAATTCATGAGAAGAAATGGAATAAGAGTAAATATCGTTTATGTAGTAGGAGATTTGAATTATTCAATACTGACAATGAATGGTATCGTGTATTTGTAGATACAAACTTTAAGCAGTATATAGACTTACTTGCTAAGCACTTTAACACTAACAACGTAGTTGTACAAGGGGAGTATATAGGAAAACCTCAAGGGAATAAATATAGACTAACTCAAAATGAAATAAGGCTGTTTAACATACAAATAAATGGCAAACGTCTTACACAGGATACGTTTTATCAAATATGTACTCAATATAACATACCTTGCTGCCCTCTCTTAGGTCAATTTGAGTTGAATCATACTTTACCAGAGCTACTTAAATATGCAGAAGGTAAGTCAAAGTTAAATAGTAGTACAGAAAGAGAAGGTGTAGTACTGAGGTGTGTAGAAGACAACCTAAGCTTTAAAGTGATCAGTAACAAGTTTTTGTTAAAAAATGATGAATAGTATGAAGAATAACAACTTAATATCCCTTACGGCTAAGGCAAGTAGTGGGAAAGATTTAGTAGCTAGTATCATTCAGTATTTAACTAGTGAATGTTCTAGTGTAGATGGTAATCACTATAGGACTTTTGAAGAGTTTTCTACTTATGGTAAGAACAGGTATAATGACTATACACTTTGGTATGAATCAGATTATCAAATTAAAAAATGGGCTGGACCTCTAAGAAAGGTAGCATCTATCTTGCTAGGTATGGATGAACAGTATCTGTACACCAAAGAGTTTAAGGAAAGTATACTACCCGATTACTGGGATCAACACATTGAGCATATCAGTATACCTACTTCTGGAAGGCAGTTTTTGCAGTTGCTAGGCACCGATGCAATAAGGATGGGACTGCATACAGATGCTTGGATAAATGCCCTCATGGCAGAATACAAATCCCCTAAAATGTCTAAATACAATCCTAGTAAATGGGTAGTCAGTGACACTCGTTTTGAAAATGAACTCCAAGCTATTAAAGATCGAAATGGAATATGTATTAAGATAGTAAGGCCATCCTTAGTATCAACAGACAGTCATTCATCTGAGACTAGTCTAGACCATATTACAGATTGGGATCATGTCATTATTAATGATGGGACTATTGAAGATCTTATTGGAAAGGTAAGAGCTATCTTAGAGCAGGAGGGTATTCTGTAGCATTACACATTCAGTTCTAGTATTTATAACTTTAAAATTTATGTACATTGACAATGAAAAATTTGTCCTTATACGGATATAGTTTCCGTATTAAGGTCCTCTACAGTTTAATTACTTCTAAGAAGTTTTTACAAGACGTGTCTGACATTATAGACTCAGAACATTTTGAGTCTGCCCCTCAAAGATGGATAATAGACAAAACAATTGTTTATTTCCGTCAGTACAATACCTATCCAACCATGGAGTTCTTTGCCACAGAGATAAAGAAACTAACCGATAAGGTATTGGGTATAGCAATAAAAGAAGAGTTGAAGAAGTCTTATGAGTGTGAGCACGATGATATAGACTGGACTCAAGATGAGTTCCATAAATTCTGTGCTATTCAAAAGGTTAAATCAGCACTACTAGATAGCGTAGATATGCTAGATGGTGGTTCTGACACAGAGGATATCGCAACTCTGGTAACTAAGTCGGTTGCAGCCGGTAAACCTAAAGATGAAGTACATATCTATGAGAAGGATGTAGAGTCTAGATACAAAGAGGATAATCGTAAACCTGTACCTTTCCCATGGCCTACCTGGACAAAGCTAACAGATGGTGGAATGGGTGGAGGGGATTTAGTAGTACCGGTATCAGGCCCAAAGGGAGGTAAATCTTGGATATGTACAGCGTGTGGAGGGTATGCAGCTAAGCTAGGTCTGAATGTTATGCATTATAGCCTAGAGCTTTCTGCAGATTATGTAGGTAAAAGATACGATGCTTATTTCACAGGTATACACGTATCCGAATTGAAGCATAACAAAGCATCTGTAGCTAAAAGTGTTGAGGACTTAAAAGGTCACATTCGTATATTTGAATTCCCACCTGGGCGTACTAACCTGTCTCACATAGAGAACCATTTAAGAAAGATGAGACTCCAGGAGGACTTTGTACCTGATTTGATTATCATAGACTACCTAGAGAAGTTAGGTAACACCAAGAATCGTAAGGATAAGAATGAAGATGCATCAGATGTATTCACAGAAGCTAAAGGATTGGCCAAGGTTCTGAATGTACCTATCATATCTCCTGCACAGGCTAATAGATCTGCAGAAGGATTAGATATAATCAAAGGACAACACTTGGCCGGCACCTATGAGAAGTTCATGATTGCAGATATAATCTTCACAGTATCCAAAAAGACCAATGTATTTTATATGATGGGTAATAGATATGGTGATGATGATGTAGCATACCAATCTTCATTTGATAGAAAGAATGGTCATATAGTAATAGATACAGAAGAGTATGATGGGGAGTCTAAAGTTGATTTGACCAAACCTGATACAAAAGAGAGAATGATTCAGAGGTTTAGGAAACTAGAGTAAATATTCAAAGTTTGAATCTCAAAGTTTCGCTATTTATTTACTCCCCTCAATATCGAGGTCCTAACATTAAAAGAAATAACGTATGTCAGAACAAGACAACAAAAAGTCAATTTTTAAAAAGAGGGTGGCATTCAAGCCCTTTGAATACCCAGATGTGATAAAGTATGTAGATGCTATCACACACAGTTACTGGTTGCACACAGAGTTCAATTATAGCTCAGACGTTGATGACTTCCATACTAAGCTCGAGAAGTATGAACAAAATGTAATTAAGAATTCATTACTAGCTATTGCACAGATAGAAGTAAATGTAAAGACATTTTGGGGAGATTTGTACAAACACTTCCCTAAACCAGAGTTCAATGCTGTAGGGATGACTTTCGGAGAGAGCGAAGTGAGGCATAGTTTTGCCTACGCACATCTGTTAGAAATACTAGGATTCAATGATGAGTTCACAGAAGCTTTACAAGAACCTTGCATACAAGGTAGAGTAGACTACCTCAGTAAATATTTGAAGAATGCAGGATCAGACAACAAAGAGTTTTACACTTTAACTCTAGCTCTGTTCAGTCTTTTCATTGAGAATGTATCTCTATTCAGTCAATTTCTTATAGTTAAGTCATTTAACAAAGAGAGGAATTTACTGAAAGGAGTTGACAATGTAATCCAGGCAACTCAACGTGAAGAAACTCTTCATGCATTGTTTGGCAGTTATCTTATCAATCTCATCCAACAAGAACAGCCAGAATGGTTTAATGAAGAGTTCTATGTAAAGATTGAAAGAGCATGTAAGAAAGCCTATGATGCAGAAATAAAAATTATTGATTGGATATTTGAAGATGGCGAATTAGCCTTCCTACCTAAGTCTCATGTAATTGAGTTTATAAAAGACCGGTTTAACCAATCAATGAAATTGATAAACTGCAAACAACTTTTTGAAACAAATCAAGACATTCTCAATAACCTAGAGTGGTTTAACGTAGAGTCCACATCAGAGGTTCACACAGACTTCTTCCACAAAACACCAGTGAATTACAACAAGAAATCCCAATCAATAACAGCAAACGACTTATTTTAGTATGGAAATTAAATGGCTTAACGAAGCATCTCAACAGTTCTTAGAAGGTGGGTATCTACTCCCAGGGCAAACAGTAGAAGAAAGATTAAAAGTAATAGGTGATAGAGCTGAAGAGATTCTAGGCATAGAAGGATTCAGCACTAAAGTACAACAGTATATAGCCAATGGGTGGATAAGCTTGTCTACTCCTATATGGTCAAACTTTGGTACAGATAGAGGACTACCTATCAGTTGCTTCTCATCAGTGGCTCCGGATTCTATGGATGGCATCTTATCTACAGTGGCTGAGATAGGTACCATGAGTAAGCATGGTGGTGGTACCGGTCTTTACATGGGTGATGTAAGACCTAGAGGAGCGGAGATAAAAGGTAATGGTACTTCAAACGGTACTAAATCTTTCTTAGAGCTATTCCAAACTTGTACTGGTGTAATCTCTCAAGGGTCAACAAGAAGAGGTTATTTGGCCGCCTACATAGATATATTTCACAAGGATATAGAAGAATGGCTAAACATCCGTAGTGAAGGGGACACAATACAACACCTTACCTGGGGAGTATGTGTACCGACCAATTGGTTAAATGAAATGAAGGGTGGTGATGAGCAAAAGAGAAAGATATGGGCTAAAGTCATACAAAAAAGATTTGAAACTGGATTACCATACATTTTCTTTACTGACAATGCAAACAACGGAGAATCAACTCCTGAAGTATATAAAGGAAAGGATTTGATAAAGGCAAGTAACCTTTGTGTAGTAGGGTCTGATGTAGCAGTAACATCAAAAGGTTTAATTAAAGTACAAGATCTGTACGAATTTGGTGATGCTTTAACTTTGTTTGATAACGAAAAAGTTGTGAAAGCCTCACCTATGAAATTGGTGGAAAAAAATAAGGATGTCTATAAAGTCACTTTAGAAAATGGCATGTCACATACTATTACAGACTATCATAAATTAAAAATTTACCAAGACTACCATAAACCGTACATTATGAAAGAATGTAAAGAATTAGTGGTAGGAGACAAGGTCTGTATACAGACTAAAAAAGGGTTATTTGGTGATATTGAAATGGAGGATGAAGCTTATCTATTAGGGTTATATCAGTCAGATGGCACTCAGTACAAAGACATAATTATGTTAGATGTTTGGGAAAATGATTTTGATCTACTTGAAGATATACAGAAGAAATTTTCTAAAATTCACTATAAGTATAACTGTAATAGATATGATATAAAAAATTCTGAAGGTACTATTATAGGATCTAGGGAAAGAAAACCTAGTGTATTTAGTGATTGTACTGTTAATCAGTCTACTGTAAAAAAGAAAAGGCTAGCCTCAAAGACATTAAATAAATCTTTAAATTTTAAGAAAGGTGTTGTACCAGACTGGATTTTAAAAGGTACTGAGAAAACTCAATGGTCTTACATAAAAGGCCTATTAGAGGCAGATGGAACTGTTTATGTTGGTAGTTCCAGTAACATACAACTAGCTTATTCTGACATAGATAAAAGTTTTTTAGAACAACTCCAATTAGTATTTAACAATTTAGGTTTAAATTCAAAAATAAAGATTTTGAGATTCTCTGGCGAAAATAGCCTACCTGACGGTAGGGGTGGTTATAAAATGTATCAAACAAAGGATTGTTGGAGATTGTATGTATCAAATATGCCAGATTGCCTAGAAATAGAAAAAAATACAGGATTCTTGTCTAGAAAAGGTATTGTATTAGATAATAGAGATTACAGAAACAACACAAAAAAATCTTTTAAGATAACGTCAATTGAATATGTAGGAAAAGAGGATGTGTATTGTACTACGGTGGATTCACAAGAACATTTGTGGGTATGTAACGGATTCATAACCTCTAATTGCTCTGAAATATTCCTACCATCAAATGACGAGGAATCATTCGTGTGTGACTTATCATCTTTGAATGACTTGTACTATGAGGAATGGAAAGATACAGATTGTGTAGAGGTAGTAACCTTCTTATTAGATGCAGCTATGACTGAGTTCATTGAGAAGGCATCTAATATCAAGTTCTTTGACCGGGCAGTTAATTTCTCCAAGAGACACAGAGCATTAGGTATAGGTAGGTTAGGGTACCATTCTTTCTTACAAAGTAAGATGGTTGCATTTGAAAGCTTAGAAGCTCGTAACTGGAACATACAAATCCAAAAGACAATAAAGGAACAGGCATACGCAGCTTCTGAGAAGTTAGCTCAGATGTTTGGAGAATGTGAAGTCACTAAAGGAACCGGAAGAAGAAATAGTACTTTGATTGCTATTGCGCCTACAACATCCTCTGCATTTATATTAGGGCAGGTATCTCAAAGCATTGAGTGCTGGAACAGTAACTACTTCATCAAGGATTTGGCTAAAGGTAAGTTCGTTATCAAGAACAGGTACCTAGAAGCATTGCTAGAATCATTAGGTAAAAATACACCTGATGTATGGGATTCAATCAAGAAGAATCATGGGTCAGTTCTACACCTTGACTTCCTTAGTGATCAGCAAAAGAGGGTATTCTTGACAGGTAAAGAGGTATCCCAGGATGAAGTAATCTTACAAGCCTCACACAGGCAAAAGCATATAGACCAAGGTCAGTCTCTCAATCTATACATAGACTCCAGTAAGACAGCCAAGGATGTGAACGCACTTATGCTAAAAGCACACGACCTAGGATTGAAGTCATTGTACTATCAACACAACTTCAATGCAGCTCAATTATTGACAAAAGAGCTTCTTACTTGTGCAAGTTGCGAGTAAATAACGTATCATTAATAATTAATCCCCTAGACATAAAACACCTAGGGGATTTTCTTTTTAAAAATAAATTTGGTTAGTTAGACAGGATGTGTATATATTTGCATTCTAAAACATATAGTTATGGCAATTCTAATTTTATTTCTAGCAGCAAGCAGTTGTGCTTTTTTCATTTCAGGTTTATGTAAACCTATCCTACAATGGAACCCAGAGGGTTGGCCAAAGTGGCTAGTCATCACATTGAAGGTAATCGGTATTGTGGCTGGGAGTGTATTACTTATCGCAGGAGCAATTTGCTTTGCAATATGCATGGGAGCTTTTGGAGGTTCACCTAAAAAATAAATAAACAAATATGAAAGTAAAATTTAAAAAAGTAAGGGAAGTCCCCACCCCTATCTACGCAACAGAAGGGGCAGCAGCAATGGATTTGTACGCAGCAACAGAGTCTGAGTACAATACCCAGGATAACTACTATGAATACGATACCGGAATAGCAATCGAGGTGCCGGAAGGCCACGGAGCTTTGGTACTACCTAGAAGTAGCATATCAACTAAAGGTATTATACTAGCTAACTCTATTGGATTAATTGATTCTGATTTCAGGGCTAGTATAAAAGTCAGGGTAAAACCTGTTGATGAAGCGTTTTCATTGTATAGAAAAGGAGAGCGGATAGCACAATTACTTATAATACCTACACCTCGTATAGAGCTAGTAGAGGTAGATGATTTAACCTCAACACAACGAGGTGAAGGTGGATTTGGTTCAAGCGGTTTAAACTAATTAAAAACAGTAATTTATGAAAGAAATAACACCAATACAATGTAGGAGATTTCTCCTGGAATCCGAAGATGAAGTGATTCATTTAGTAGAATTTAGTAGAGGGTATATAGGATACTTCTATGATAATGCCTATCAAACAGAGCCCTGGGCTACAGGTATACAAATATTGACCAAAGAGGAATTTGAACAAAAATTTAATGTTGAGTTATGATTTTAATAGGTTCATCTGCAATAAAACATTGGTTTCCCGATTTCCCTCGAGAACCAAAGGACAAAGACTACATAAGACAAGGAGAACATGAAAAAAGTACACAAGATGTAGAGTATCACACTAACCTCATTTTAGCTAATTATCATTCAAACATACTATCTCCAGACTATCTGTATACACTTAAAATTAGTCATGCAATAGGATGGGATATAAACTGGGAAAAGCATGTATATGACATTCAATTCTTAAAAGGTAAGGGATGTGTAGTTAATAAGATACTATTACACAACCTGTACAATTATTGGAATACGGTGCATGAACCTAATAATCGTAGTAAATTATCTATGAGTGCAGATGATTTCTTCGACAACGCAGTTAAGTGTCCTTATGACCATGATTATTTACATACTTTACTCAATCCTTACCCAACATTTAACAAAGTACTGAAGGATGGTGCCGAAGTGGATGTATGTGAGACTAAATTCAATCTGTTATCTTTCGAAGAAAAGTGTAGTTTAGTTACAGAAGAAGTAATGATAATGGCATATGAACGCTGGTCTAGTTTAGATTATAGGACAGCATACTCAAAAATGCTAAAGAAATTCATAATAAACCATGCCCCTATCTGGGAAGCAGTCTTTATACTAGAAAATTTCATACATTTGCATAAACCACATTTCAATTACATTAAAACAATCAACAATGGACTATAAAATGTTAAATGAGACCTTGAAGGATCTCAGAAAGTTAAGAAGGGGTAAAACAGAGTTTACCGAAATCATCAATGAAATCGATGGAGAAGGTGATCAAGGTGAAGAAGGTTTGAAGTACGAAGTGTACCACATACCAAAAACAGAATTTTACATAAGGCTGGAGATCAGAACAGATAGTTATGGTGATAATCAATCTGTTACAGGTATCCAGTTTGTAAAACCAACTGAAAAAATAGTAAAAGTATTTGAATCAATCTAAAAAAAATCAACATGAATTATCAAGAAATTTTAGAAGTATTGAAAGGAAAGTTAAGTGTAGAAGAATTTGCTTATGAAGATTACTACGCATCATCCTTAGATTTAGGTGAAATACAAGAGGTAGAGAAAGTTGGTGGAGAAGACCAAGGAAGTACCTGGTACTCAGTTAAATTCTTCTCGGACCATGGTGTATATATTAAAGTAGCTGGGTGGTATTCAAGTTATTCAAGAACGGATTTCGATGACTGGGATGGTGCATGCTCAGAGGTTAAGCCTGCAGAAAAGACAATAACTGTGTACGAAAGTATTTAATAAAAAATATGGTTTTAGATAACGTTTACATTTTTGATATAGAAACAAACGGCCTTCTCAAAGAGGCCGACAGAATACACGTACTGAGTGTAGGTAAGGTAGTCAATGGAGAACTGAAGGTGAGGTCTATTACTGACTATAATCAGATGAAGGATTTCTTTATGGATGAAACTATCACTAAGATAGGGCATAACATAATCCAGTATGATATACCTGTAGTTGAAAAGATACTTGGTATAAACCCACCTAAGGAAAATCTAATAGACACCTTACCGGTTTCTTGGTACCTGTTCCCAGAATTATTAAAGCATGGTCTTGAATCCTATGGGGAGATGTTCGGTGTACCTAAACCTCACATAAATGATTGGGAGAATCAAACACTTGAAGAGTATAAGCACAGGTGTCAAGAAGATGTTAAGATAAATCATCTACTATGGCAGGAACAATTATCTTATCTGAGGGAGATGTACGATAATGATGATGAGATAATACACTGCGTTGACTATTTGGCATTCAAGATGCATTGTCTGAGAGACCAGGAGATAGTAGGAGTAAGGTTTGATGTGGAGTGGTGTGAAGCGGCTATATCAAAATTGAACTCAATCATAGAGCCTAAGCTAAGGCAATTAGAATCCGTGATGCCAAAGGTAGAGGTTACCAAGAAGGTAAAGAGACCTAAGGAATCATCTCTAACAAAGAAAGGTGGATTAGAGTCTGTGGCCGGGCAGAAGTGGAGACTACTCTGTGAAGAATATGGTGTACCTTTTGACTACGAAGAAGAGTTTGAAATAGTCTCTGGGTACAAAGAGCCTAATGCAAATTCAGATAGTCAAATAAAGAACTTCTTATTCTCATTAGGATGGAACCCCAGAACTTTCAATACCACTAAGAACAAAGAAAAAGGTACACAAAAAGAAGTACCACAGGTATACGACAAGAAAAAGGGTAGCGGAGCTGTATGTGATTCGGTGATAGAACTCTATGAGAAAGTACCAGAATTGGAGCTCTTAGAGGGGTTAGGTGTATTAGGCCATAGGAAATCTCTCCTAGAGGGAATGCTAGAAGCCGCTATTGATACCGGAGACGGTAACATCAGAGTTTACGGTACCGCAAGGGATTATACCAATACATTAAGACTTAAGCATACCAAGCCATTGGTAAACTTACCTAAAGTAGGCACACCTTACGGAGAAGAGATAAGAGGATGTCTCATCAATGATGAAGGTTATGTCCTATGTGGATCTGACTTGAATAACATTGAAAGTGTTACCCGGAACCACTATCTTTTCCCGTATGACCCTGATTACGTTAGAACCATGGATGATCCCCTATATGATAGCCATATAGATATTGCGGTAGTAGGTAACATGATTACCAAAGAGGAAGGAGAACTCTATGTTAAAATTGATAAGGAAATCATAGAGAAACCAACAGAGGAGCAAATGGCTATATTCAAAAAGATAAAACCTATAAGGTCTAAGGCTAAGAATACAAACTTCGGTGCCACTTATGGGTCAGGTGCAGCTACCCTAGCAAAGACAGGTAATATGCCTTTATCAGAAGCTAAAAAACTTCTAGAGATATACTGGCAACGTAACTGGGCTATCAGGGCATTTGCAGAAGATTGTTCAGTAAAAGTAGTCCAAGGACAGAAATGGATAAAGAATCCTGTATCTAAGATTTGGATTTATCTCAGGTCAGAGAAAGATAGGTTCTCATCAGTTAACCAAAGTTCTGCTGTATTTGTATTTGATATGGTAATAAAGAATCTTAGAAAGTTAGGAGTAATTATTCAATATCAAGTTCATGATGAGGTATTGTTCAGTGTACCTATAGGTAAGGAAAAAGAGACCAAAAATCTAATACAAAAGGTGATGGATATGGTTAACGATGAATTGAAGTTAAACGTAACAGTTAAAATGACACCTCAATTTGGTAATAGATACTCTGATTGTCACTAGTAAAATAATATTTGTATAATTGGTTTTTATTATATATCTTCGCACCTTAAATAAATAAAATATGAGTTACAAAGCAAAACATGACAGGATTATCCTGAAAGCGATTAGCCCTACCGAAACACAAATAGGCAGAATCGTTATACCTGATCTTGCTCAGGAAAAAAGTGAGCTCTATGAAGTAGTCGCTGTAGGTCCTGGGTTTACAAACCCTTTTACAAAGGAGTGGATAGCAACCCAGCATCAAGTAGGAGACAGAGTTTATTGCAAGAAAGCAGTAATGCACGAGTTACCAGACGTTGGTGATGATAAGTATTACTCGACTAGAGATAATGAACCTCTAGCTTATTTTGAAAATACAGAATCAACCTCTCAAGATTAATCAGTATGTCAACAGAACTTAAGAAGTTTGCATTCATATACAATATACCAAGTGACGGTCAGGCAGTCCTCTGGCCGGCATACTACGAAGATTCTCAAGAGGAATTAAAAGACTATGAGCGAATAACCGAATACAACATTACCAATCTAGCTTGGTCATCTTGGTTAGCTAATAACCAACCTTACATTGTCTTACAAAAGAAACAACAGGAAAAACCAGTAGTTAAAACAACTAGAATAAAAAAGAAATAATCATGAAGTGTATTAAGAGTAAAGCAGACGGTATCATAAAGAGAGTAACCGATACAGAAGCCTTCCAATTAGTTGGAAGTAAATGGGAGTATGCACCTAAAAGTATGTGGAAAGGAACTACACGTACTGAGCCAGTAGTAGAACCGGTTACAGTAGAAGAACCTACCATTTCTGAAAAACAATTAAAACGTAAGAAATAATATGAGCGTAACAATCACATCAGGACAAGAGCTTAAAGAAAAGCTCCTTAAAGGTATCAACCTATCAGCAGACACAGTCACTGCAACATTAGGTAGTTCAGGAAGACCCGTTGCCATCCGGGACCAGGAAGGCACAATCCGTATCACAAAAGATGGATACAGCGTAGCTAATGCAATAACCTCATTTGAGGATCCTACAGAGGATATGGCATTACAACTGTTGAAAGCAGCAGCTAAGAAGTCAGTAGACGAAGCTGGTGATGGTACAACCACCACTACTTTGCTAGTGCAATCGATAGTAAACGAATGTTTGGATATAACATCCAAGGAAACTAACGTAGTTGAAATCCAAAAAGGTATAGCAGCATCTGTAAGTGCAGTAGTAACTAACCTTAAAGAACAAGCTATGGAGATAACTACCGAAGACCAAATCTACAATGTAGCTAAGTTGTCTGCAAACGGAGATGAGAATATCGCTAAGTTGATCTCATTAGCCATAGACAAATCTGGAAGAGACGGCAGTGTATCTATCGAAGAATCTAAATACGCAGAAGACTCTTTGGAAGAGGTGGAAGGTATGGTGTTAAGCAAAGGTCTACTACACCATCACTTTGTTACTGACGAAGCTAAGAATCATTCTTTACTGCTGAACCCTTGCATCTTGTTAGTTGATGAGGTAATCACAAAAGCAGAGTCAATAGTTAACTTCATGCAGTACGCAGCAGAGAAAGAACGCCCGTTGTTACTTATCGCAGAAGGAGTAGAAGGTGCAGCTATCTCTGTGTTGATTGTAAATCACCTAAGAGGCACCTGTAAAGCAGCAGTAATCAAATCTCCAGACTTCGGTGATCGTAAGAAAGCAATCTTGGAAGATATTGCCACTATCACCGGTGCAACAGTTCTTAGTAAAGAAAAAGGACACAACCTTGAGAAGCTAAAGGATTTAGGCCAGTACTTAGGTTCAGCTAGGTCTGTTACTTCTACAAAGGATTCCACCACTATCATTGATGGTAAGGGAGACAAAGAGCAAATTGAAGAAAGACTTCTTGCTATCAAGGAACAAATCGACAATGCTAAATCAGCATTTGAAAGAGAGAACCTCCAAGAAAGATTAGGTAAGATGATTGGTGGAGTAGTCATCATCAACGTAGGTGGTAAGTCTGAGGTAGAAATGAAAGAACGTAGAGACAGAGTAGAAGATGCCTTATTTGCCACTAAAGCTGCTATTGCAGAGGGTGTAGTCCCAGGTGGAGGATTAGCTCTAATCAATACTGAAAGTGCCCTAGATGAGCTTGTATTAGCCAACAAAGACCAGGAGATAGGTAAGAGTGTAATCAGAAGGGTTCTATATGCACCTTTCAAGAAGATTCTTAAGAATGCAGGTATTGATAACCACTATGAAATTCTGTCTGAGATTAAAGCTAATAAGGATAGGTCTTATATGATAGAGCAAGCTAAGACTACATCACCTAATCTTACAGAGGTAGAATCTCATAAAACTTCACTTTGGCAAGGATATAATGTAAGAACAGGTGAATATGGTAACGTACAGGAGATGGGAATACTAGACCCTGTAAAGGTAACCAGAGTAGCTCTTCAGAATGCATCTAGCACTGCCGGCATCTTAATGACAGTGGCCGCTGGGGTTAACGAAAGTAAAGTAGAAACACAACAAGAAGGATAGTATAAAAAAGATTTGGGGGATTGAAAAGTCCCCCTTATCTTTGTCTCTTAAATTAATAACAATGAAGCAATATCGCATCCGAGAAGTAAATGGGTTCTTTTACCCAGAGTACTCTACAACATCAAATGGCTGGGCCTTATTAGGTAACGGCTATAGAACAATGCAAGAAGCACAAGCGGAGATAGACTCTAATGAAAAGAAGTCTTCAGCTCCACTTAATGAGGTGATTCACGAGTATAAACCCAATTCAAAAAAAGAAATCTTATTAGGATAATGGACCAGCAAGAATTAAGAATAGACATATCAAAGACCGTAGGGTGCATCTGCGAGAGTTGCAGTAATAGTACATTCACTGAACGAGTGTTACTTAGAAAGATTTCTAAGTTTATTATAGGGGCTCAGGCTGATGCTCACATCCCTATCCCTGTCTTTGTGTGTGCAAAGTGTGAAACAATCCACCAAGGATCACTTAATCCCCAGGTAAAGGCTTTGTTCAATATCCATGAGGATGAAGAACCACAAGGCGAAGGTGCCAAAGTAATCCCAATGTTCAAACCTCAAAAGTAATCCATTATGTCAAAGGTTCTAGAAGGATTAAATACACAACTTGAGGAGAAGCGTCAGCAGCTCCAAGATTTATTAGAAAGTGGAAAAGATATAGTTCACGAAGAGATTTACGAGTTAGAGTGTGAAGCTCTCACATCTGAAATCGACTCCATCTTAGAACAGATTGAAAGAAATTTATGAGTAAGAAAAAGAAAGTAGAACACCCAATCCTTGAGACAATCCGTCAAAGAACTGTACCTAAGGTACCTGGAACAAGGAATATATCCTACAGCCAGTTCTCTACGTACCTGGAATGCCCTCACCAGTTCTACTTAAAGTATGGACAAGGGCACTACCCTTTTAGTAGTTCAATCCATTCTGTGTTTGGAACTGCATTACACGAGACTATCCAGGAGTACATAAACCTATTGTACAATTCCACTGTAAAAGCTTCTAATGCATTCGATTATGAGAATTTTTTAAGAGAAAGGATGATTTCAACTTATCAGCTTGAGGTTCAAGCTAATGGTGGCAAACACTTTTCAACTAAAGATGAACTTCAAGAATTCCATGAGGATGGTTGTAAGATAATGAAGTACATAAAGAAAAGTCGCACTAAGCTCTTTGACACTAAGTATGAAATACTTCTAGCTAATGAACTACTCCTCAACACCCCAGTGGTGGAAGGTAATGAACACATAAGGTTTACAGGGTTTATAGATACAATCATCTTTGACACATTCAGCAACAAGATTAAGATTTTCGACTGGAAAACATCTACATCTGGGTGGTCAAAGTGGCAGATATCTGATGAGAAGAAACTAGCGCAACTCCGTTTGTACAAGCACTACTTCTCTAAGCAGTACGGTGTGCCATTCGAGGATATTACCTGTGAGTTTAAGGTCTTGAAGAGAAAGGTTAACACCTTTGAGTTTGAAGGGTATGAGTCAGAGACACCTAGACTAGCCACCATAAGACCTTCTCAAGCAGCAATTACTGTCAAAAAGTCAGTAATGTTATTGGAAGAGTTTGTTCAAGACTGCTTCGACCAAGAGGGTAAAGTAAAAGAAGGGTACTATACACAAACTAACACAGACCATTCATGCAGGTTCTGTCCATTTAATTCAAACAGAGACTTATGCCCAAGGTAAAAACAACATTCGAGACAAACATCGTAGACTTAAAGTTGACTTCTGTGGAGGTTATCCCTGAATTACTAATAGAATTCAAAAAAGAATGCGTAGATAATCCACTAATTAGTGTAAAGAAACTCCTGAACAGAGGTATGTTGCTGTATCTTAATGACCCTGAGTTCAAAGATAAGATACTCAGTTGCACAGATTTAGTATCTAAAGGACGTTTATAATATGCTAGAACATGAGAAGAATTTACTCAAAACTAAAGAGTTGAAATTCATTAAAACAGAAACAGAAAAGGATAAAGAAAAAAGAAGAATACTCTTTACCCAATATCTAATTAACGTAAAAAACAGATTAAAAAACAATGCACAAGTACCTCCCACAAGAACAACGTAAGAAAATTCTATTTATCTCTGATACCATCACTGGTATTTCAGGAGTAGCAAATGTATCCAAGGATATAGTTCTAAACACATCCCAGCACTTTAATTACATTAGTGTAGGTGTATCACTCAACCCTGGAACAAAAGGACAAAGGTTTGACCTATCCCAGGCAACTAACCAAGAGGTTGGAATTACAGATGCTTCTGTGTTCAGTATTGAATGGGATAAATATGCAGACCCTGAGTTCCTCAGACAAGTAATAGCAGTAGAGAAGCCAGATGCACTTGTATTCATTACAGACCCTAGACAGTATGTAGATTTGTTTGGTATGGAGCACGATATCCGTACCGGAGCTATCAATGGTAAGCCTTGTCCGATGATTTATATCCAGGTGTGGGATAACTTTCCTCAACCTAACTATAACTCTAACTTCTACAAATCAGTGGATCTCTCCCTCTGTATCAATAAGCAAACAGTGCTTATTAACGAAATGATTCTAAAAGGTGAGGAAACAAAGCCAATCATTAAGTATTTTCCACATGGGGTGAATGTAGACAAGTTCAAACCTATTTCCAAAGATGATGACGAGCTGCTAACTGTAAAGCAGCAAATACTGGGAACCACCGATACTGATCTAGTTATCTACTTCAATTCTCGTAACATTCGCCGTAAGTGTATAAGTGATTTGATTATGGCATTTAAAGGACTATTAAGAACCCTTACTGTAGAGAAGGCCAAGAAGGTATTCCTTGTATTACATACTCAACCTATTGACGAGAATGGAACAGATTTACCTAAAGTAGTTACCGCCTTATTAGGAGAGCAATCTTCACAGGTAATCTTTGACAATGTACTTTATACCCCTGAGCAGTTAAATGTAAGATACAATATAGCTGATGTTACATGCCTTACTTCTAATGCAGAAGGGTTTGGTCTTAGTGGCCTAGAATCCTTAGCTGCAGGTACACCAGTGATAGTTAATGTAACCGGTGGTATGCAAGATTACTGTAGGTTTGAAGATGAAGACGGTAAATGGTTTACCCCTAATGAGAAGATATGGTCTAATCACAATAAGACATATACCAAACATGGAGAGTGGGCATTCCCAGTTTACCCTTCTGTGAATACAATAGTAGGTTCCGTACCTACCCCTTATATCTTTGAAGATATTGCTTCATTCAGGGATATAACAGACAGGTTGATTGAAGTGTATGGCATGGATAAACATGACTTACAAGACCGTGGATTAAAGGGTAGAGAATGGGTTCTGGGTGAAGAGTCTAAAATGTCTTTGGACTATATGGCCAGTTCATTTATAGATGAAGTAGACAACTTACTTGACACCTGGAAACCTCGTGAGAAGTACACTATTGAGAAGGTAAATAAACCTAAAGCTCAATTAGAAATAAATTTCCCTGATTATATCTTCCAAGAGTAATCAAACCTTATCTTTACGATATAACAAAGAGTCAGTGAGCGTAATGAGGGGCGGTTCCCGAATCCCCAACGTGGTAGCTATTCCCGGTTCGAATCCGGCCTGACTCCTTAAATAAACAATTTATGGATAAACTAAAGGCACTTTTTAAAGATAACTGGAAGTCTATAATCTTGTCCTACTTCTTGTTTGCTGTCAATTCTATACTGAGTATCTCGTACCCTAAACTACTGGGCAATACCATTGACCATCTAATGTCAAAAGATTATTTTTATATCTGGTATTTAATACTTACATTTGCAGTGATGATGTTATTTGGGTACATCGGTAGGATTTACGACATACAAGTATTCTCAAGAATCCACAGGAAGTTCGCTTCCACCGAAACACAAAAACAACTTGAAAAAGGTGTGGAGTCCACCAAGATTAACGGCAGGATAAACATGTTAGGTAACGTAGTAAGGTTCTTTGAGGTTGACGTAGTTACCGTACTCAACACTACTTTCGGTGCTGTTGGCTCTTTGTATTTCTTAACTTTGGTTAGTTGGAAGCTATCAGGTCTCCTGTTACTTACAGGAGCAGCATTAGCAGGATTAAGCTACAACTATTCACCTAAGGCAGCGGAGCTTACCAAAGCTGGTAATGATCTCAGTGAAGACCAATCAGATGTGGTATCCAGCAGGAAGATATCTTTGATTAATAACTTACTCAGGTCTTCTCAGAAGCTATCTATAAGAAGGGCTAAGTTAGATGCAGGGTTCAGTCTCAGTATACAGGGTATAGTATATGGAAGCGTTACAGCCTTACTCACATACTATGTTATGTTCAACAAGGTTACAATTGGAAGTGTGTTCTCGACCTACCGGTACATGTTTGACTTTTGTAACTCACTTATTGGTGTACCATTTATAGTTACATCCTATCTTCAAATTAAAGATGTTATTAAAAGACTAGAAGAATAAATATGATACACAAAATAAAACGCTTCTTCAAAAGAATAAAAAACTTAGTAAGATGGTTTCCAATCATATGGAATGACCAGGATTGGGATCAATGGTACATCTATGAGATCCTCAAATTCAAACTAAAGAATCAAGCAGAGTATGTTGGATATCATGATAGACATACACGTGCCCAACGTGATGCTCAAATTATGAGACTATGTGTAAGATTGATTGATAAGCTACAGAATGAATGGTATGGTGTTGAATATCAGGACTACCATAAACCAAAGTTCAATTGGAATGATTCTGAATCACATCCAGACAGTTGGGAATTAGACATTGAAGAAGATCCAAATCACCGTTTTGATGAGTACTTTAGAAAGTACCCACGCATCCATAAGCAGGTTATAAATGATCCTGAACCTATTTACAATAAAGATACTGTATTAGGTATTGCTTTAAATGTAGGACACATTAATGAAGAGAGAGCACATAAATTACTATTCACTATCCTTGAGAAAAATATTAGGAGATGGTGGGATTAAAATAAAGAAATATGAAAAAATCAACAAGATGGACAGATGGTATTAAAGTAAGACTAATAGAAGACTATCAACGACATCTAGATTCACCTGTTTATAAAGCAGGTTTAGAATTAATAAATGTAGCAAAGACGTCTATTGCAGGCACAGGAGAGGAGTTATATTCAGGTGATGCTTATATAGATGGTAAATTACACATCTTATCATTCCCAAGAGAAAAATGTATACTAATATGAACGAACCAAAATTTAAAAATTTGATTTACCCTTAGCCTTAGCTTTTAATATATCTATATATGTTGATATTTATTATAAATAGAAAACATGATTGGTATATACAAGATAGAGAATAAGGTTACTGGAAGCTGTTATTATGGATCCTCAAAAAATATAGAAAAGAGATGGAGGGTACATATGAGCCAGCTTAATAGAAACGTCCATATAAATTATCTTATGCAAAAAGATTGGATACTCTACGGAAAAGATAATTTTGAATTTAAAGTAGTGGAAGAATGTATACAAGAAGATTTATTAGAAATTGAACAAAAATACCTAGACTTAGATTCTTACTACAATATAGGTAAGACATCTAGTGGAGGGGATAATTTAACTAAGAATCCTAACAGAGATTCAATTATAGATAAAATTAAACACTCAGTAATAGAGAGGATGAATAATTTATCTACAGAGGAAAAAAAGAAATACTTTTCAAAACCCCTTTCTGAAAATCCTAATTGGAAAGGTGGTGTATCATATATACATTGCGTATGTGGCAAACGTATAGGTTATGGTCACAAGCACTGCTCTAAATGTACACCTAAAAGCGGGGAAAATAATCCATTTTTTGGTAAAAAACATTCAGAAGAAACTAAGGAAAAGTTAAGGAAAAACGGTAAAAATAGAACTCCTGCCAATGCTATCCACATAATAATAGAGGGTATTGAATATAAATCATTTAAAGAAGCTTCTAACTCCATAGGATTACATGTTACAACAATAAGATGGAGATGTTTGAGTAGTAATCCTAAGTACAAGGATTATTACTGTAAAGGTAATAAAAAAGAGACTCTCAGCTTAGAAGATCAGTATAAAAGGCATAGCGCACATTCTATTGGCAAAAAGACAAGTAACAACAAGGCGTTTTATATTGAGGAAGTGGAATATAGGACTCTAAAAGAGGCCAGTGATGCATTAGGCATACCTGCAACAACTATAAAAAGTAGGCTTATTTCTGGTAATGAAAAATTTAATAATTACAAATACAAATTAGAATGGTAGAATTAACAGATTTTTTTGGAAACGACTTGATGATTGTCAATGCGGCTCGTGTGAGTTATAATAAAGTAAAAGAAGTATTAGATGAAAAAGATTCTAAACTCATCTTATTCTTAAAAGAACACAAACACCTAGCTCCGTTCAGACACCCTCAATTACAGTTTAGAATTACATGCCCTATATATGTAGAGAGGCAGTTGAGAAAGCATGAAATAGGTATGGAGCTAGGCCTTCCTCCAGAACCTAACTCATCCATCAATAGTATTAGTGGTAGATATGTTGATTTCAGTGATAGCTACACCACTATCAAAGAGTGGAGAAAACAATCTAAATCTAGCAAACAAGGTAGTGAAGGTGTAATAGATAATCCAGAACAAGCAAGTTCAATAGAAAATAATATACTAGAGCTGTGTAAAATTGCTTATCAGGAACTAATTAAATTGGGTGTGTCAAAAGAGCAAGCAAGAACAATTCTCCCATTAAATTTAAACACAACATTTATATGGACTGGTAGTTTACTATCTTTCTTACACTTATTTGAACTAAGACTGAAACCTGATGCACAAACTGAAACTAGAGAGATTGTTTATGAGATGTTAGAGTCAATAAAGAACCTAGAAGGAAATTCATTTGAACATACCTTAAAAGCATTCAAGTTAACCTAATGAAAGAAACAAAATTATGCGATAAACACGGTGTATTACATCCAGTAAATATACCATGCCCTAAATGCCTAGAAGAGAAAAATAACTAACAAATGAAACTAATAATAGCACTACTACTCTTAGCTACAACATCCCTTGGACAAAGGTACATATCAATAAACCCCTCCTTCTACACAGGTGTAGGTATTGTATCCCAAAGAACAAGCCTAGCAGTCGAAGCCGGCAAGCAATGGGGACCATTCAGTACAGGAGTAGACTTAGGTAAGACAAACCTATCCACACAGAATGGTACAGACACCACCTGGTATTTAGAGGTAAGGCCTAGCCTAGATGTATTCCAGCAAGACAAGTTCACCAACACCCTAAACATAGGAATAGGCTATATCTTCTCGGCAGAAGAGAATATCATGACAGAACTTACCACAGGTATACAGTACACACCTAAAGGTAGGTTATGGTACAATTTATTCTTTGGTACCTATTACTTCAGTGGTAAGTATTCATCTAGCTCTCAGAATTACCTGGGGTTACAAATAAGCTATTTATTTAAAAAATAAAATATAAATAAGAATGAAAGGTAAATTATATCTTAATGATGATAAGGTATGGAAGATTAAATACCAATATAGTGATGTTAAATTAAGAGGGGAGGATATCACCGAAAAACTCGAAGAAGGACAAGAAGTAATGTTTATGTATGAAAAGAAGTTCTTAGCTTTAGAAACATTATGGTTTGCTAAAATCATTCCTCAACAAGAAAGCTGGTATGATATTTTAAAGGAATATACGCGTAGACATGAATTAGACAGTACATTAGATTTCTACGATTTTTTAAAAGATAATTATTACTCACCTAAAAAGAAATAATATGCAGTACTTACTATTAATCCCTATTCTCCTATATTGTATAGGAGGTATTTTCGATGCTCTAATGGATACTTGTTCAGATCATTTTAGCATTAGTATTTTTAAAAACAAAAATCCAAACTACTGGAATAAGAACGTTAGCTGGACTAATAAGTATGTAGACAACACTCCATCCAAAGGATTCAAGAAGTGGAAAGGAATAGTCATACCTGTAGCTCTAACTGATGCTTGGCATTTATTCAAGTCATTAAAGGAAGTATTTAATTCACTAGCAGTAGCATCTGCAGCATATATTGGGTTTCCATATGACTTTGGATTAATCGTATTATACTTTGTCATAGCCGGATTAGCAAGGGATATTATATTTGTTATCTTTTATGACCACCTACTAAAAAGCAAGTAATGACACTACAAGGACAATACAAGTTATACCTCCAGGAACATCCAGAATCAACATTTACATTTGAGGAATGGAATATATGGTGGAGCAGGAAAATGTTTGAAGCAGTACAAAAATATTTTGAGGAACCTGATGATAATCAAAATTAGTTCCTATATTTGCATTCTAAATAAAAGAAGGGATGAAAACAGTTATAATAGGAGATATCCACGGAATGTCAACATGGAAGCTAATAGTACATCAAGAGAAACCTGACAAGGTAATCTTTATTGGTGACTACTTTGATTCATTTGATATAAGTGGAGTAGAGCAAATTGCTAACTTTAAAGAGATTATTGAATACAAGAAATCAACTGATGTTGAAGTAATAATGCTAATTGGTAATCATGATCATCATTATTTCCCTGAAATCGGAAATACTGGTACATCTGGATATCAAAAAGGTATTGCACCAAACATCACTCAAGTGATAGATGAAAATAGAGAGTATCTACAAATGGCATACCAATTTGACGATATATTATATACACATGCCGGTGTCAGTAAATCATATATGGATTATTCATTTGGTCATGATGGGTGGAAAGTGGCTAGTATCGCAGATCAATTAAACGACTTGTTTAAGTACAGACCCAAGATGTTTATGTTCTACGGCAGAGATCCATATGGAGATGATGTTTATCAAACACCAATTTGGATTAGACCTAAGTCACTGATGTATAATAACTACGATACATTACGTAAAGAAGTTATTCAAGTAGTTGGACATACAGTACAATCTCAAATTGATATCAAAGGTAAAGCCACAGGAGGTAGATACTACTTCATTGATACGTTACCAACATCAGGTGAGTATTTAATTTTAGAAGATCGTAAATTTAAAGTTGGGAAGTCGAGATAAAGTCCTTATATTTAGTTAAATAAAGAAGTTATGATAACAGCAAAAGAATTTTTAAAACGACATGAATGGACCGAAGATTATGAAGAAATTTTAAGAGAATTTGCCATCCTTCATGTTGAAGCAGCATTAAAGGCAGCTAGTGAGAAAGGTCAAGTTGAAATAGAAATGTGTATGGGTCAAAGAACAGGTGTTTGCTGGGTTGATGAAGATTCAATTTTAAACTCTTATCCATTAACAAACATAAAATAAAAAGTTATGACACCAAGAGAAAAAGCAATCGATTTATATAACAAATTCTACAACTACGAGAGCCATATGAATAGTGTAGAAGTAAGACACCTAACAGCTAAAGGATTTGCTCTAATATGTTGCAATGAAGTATTAGGTGATATGGGTGCTGATAGAGGTTATGCATTTTGGACTGAAGTAAAAGACGAAATACAAAAATTATGACACCAAAAGAAAAAGCACAAGAATTAATTGATAAGCATAATGTTTTTGCTATTGAAAAAGAAGCAATACAACATGCTATTATTTCTTTAGAAGAGATATTAGCTGTAATAAATGAGTCTATGCTATATAAGCAATCTAAGCGAGATTTCTGGGCTGAAGTAAAACAAGAATTAGAAAAATTATGAAAAAGTACTTAGTATTACTACCTCTAGTCTTAATGATTAGTTGTATATCAGACAAAGACAGATTTGATGTGTTAAAGAAGGAATATCCACATTGCGATATTCTATCTCAGGGAAGAGATTATTATGCAGTAGATACAACATCACTACATGGTGCTATATACCATATAACATTATTCGAGAACAATAAAATTAATACAGTAGACAGGTTAAGATAAAGCTATGACCGAAGAAGAAGTATTAGAACTAATAAAGGATATAGAACCTATCTATACATCTCAAAGTCTTCATGTATACGAAGAAAGATACGAGGTAGAAGGAAAGAAGATAACTATATACTATCCGGTGTTTTCTGATGGGATGATGATAGAAGTTAACGGCAATGAAATATAAACTCTACTCATTCACCATTGACCTAACATCTAGGTTAGTAAACCACTATATCAAAACAAAGAAGTGGAATAAGATACCACCTATAGTGGATTTTAGAAAGAAATGGTTAGCCAGACAAATAAAAAGAGAAATAACTAAGTTATGATAGAAGTTATAGATATTGGAGATAGAAGAATAGTAGTAAAAGGTGTTGGTAAAATGTTTTATCAAGACGGATATCCACTTTCAATGTCTGTAATGGAATTAGGTAAAAGAGGTATTGAAGTTTCACTATTACACGTTGTCGATGAACTGTGGGGTAATGGATGGTCATGGCAAACAATTGAGCGTAAACTACAAGGGGAATTAGATGAAGACATAGATAAGAATCTAAAAGTCGATTTTGATTACTTAAATACATTTTACAGGTGTATTGATTACGGAAGATCAAAAGGTGGTTATGAACAAAGTAGGGAAATGATATTCCAATATCTATTTGGAGGTGATGAACAAGTAGCAAAAGGTTGGTTAATTAGAATACTGGAAAAAGAAATAGTTGGTAAATCCAATTAAAACTCTTAATTTTGCTCAAATTAAAAATAAACATCGATGAATAAAACAAAAGTAATAGCATACCTTCCCTATGCTAGTCTATCAGGATACGGTCTAAGGTCTTATGACTTATTAAGATCTCTGATAGAACTAAAGAGTGAAGATTGGGACTTGTCAATAGTTAGCATGCAGTTCGGAAGATCTCCACAAAGAGACCTAGATGTTTCAGATCCTATTAATAAGAAAATAATAGACCAAACTATTGGTGGAGATCAGGTTCAGAATAAGCAGTGGGATATTGCGATATTTTGTACTGTTCCTAGTGAACTTGTAAACGTGAAGATTGCGAAGTTCCAGGTACTGTTCACAGCTTCTATTGAAAGTACACTTTGCTCTTCTGAGTTTATTCAAGGCTGCAACAGCTTGGATTTAATTGTATGTAGCAGCCAACATGGAGCTAATGTTCTCTTGAACTCCACTTACGACCAGCGAGACCAAAACAACAATATAGTAGGTCAACTAAAAGTTACCAAGCCGGTTGTTACCATGTTTGAAGGAATTGACGTAACCAAATTTGACAGAAAAAATCCTCAAGTATTTGACTTCAAAACAGAAGGCCTAGACGTAACAGAGGAAAACCTATTTCTAGTAAGCGGCATGTGGCTTCAAGGTGCTTTTACTGAGCCTTATTCCCATGACAGAAAGCATATCGGGACTACCATAAAAGTCTTCCTAGAAACATTTAAAGACCAAAAGAGTAAACCTGGATTGGTCCTTAAGGTTAATTGTGGTACCTATTCTCATATGGACTTAGATTACACCAAGGAAAGAATAGATGAAATAAGGAGAACAGTTAAGGGGGATCTTCCTAACATATATTTGATTCACGGTAATCTTCCAGAGGAAAAACTAATAGGACTATACCAGAACCCTAAGATTAAAGCTTTAATAGCTGTAGGAGCTGAGGGATGGGGTAGAGGTATTCCAGAGTTTATTTGCTCTACTAGCAAGCCTGCTATAGTACCTTCGTATGGGGGAGTACTAGATTACATCAAACCTGAATTCACCCTATCAGTTGGAGGTACGGTTCAACCAGTACATAAGTCATCAGCTAACCAGTTCTTATTGGAGACTGCACAGATATACTATCCAGACTTGAAGCAACTCTCTGCAGCTATGTCACAGGTATTGACTAATGCTAAAGACCTAGAGGAAAAATCAAAGAGGCAAGCTCATTATATACGTACTACATTCACTACTGAGAAGATGACTGAGAAACTTGATGAAATCCTAAAAGCATATATACCTGAGTTCCCTAAGGTGGTTCAGCTTAAACTCCCTAAACTATCTCAGATATCATTACCTAAACTAAACAAAGTAGACTAATAAAAATAAAATAACATGGCAGATAATTTAACTCAATGTAAACACTGCGGGTCAGGACTAGCATACGAAAACATAATAGACGGAGTATCATACGAAGTATCATGCATAAGCTGTGGGTTCATGACCAACAGTAATATGCTATCCGGAACAGAAGAATTAAAGATATACCTAGAATCAATACCAGATATCTATTCCGAACTTAAGTTTATAGATGAAGACGGATTCTGCTGGGTACCTATGTACAAAGAGGTAGAAGGTAAAGGGGCCATCAGTATCAATGGTATCAGTAAAGACAGGTGGTTATGGTCCTTCATACCACACGTTCTGCTTAAAGAAACGGATCCTGAGATAGGTATGTACACAAATCCAGATGGTAGTCATGCTAAGTACAAGTTTGACTTCAAGAGTCAGGAATATTTCGGTAAGAGCGACTTCTTACTAGCCTTACATAAACTAGGTTATTTCACGGAATTACAATCAAAATAGTTATGCAAACAGAATACAATTTAGAATTCCTGTTAGAAAATACAGGATGCTATAAGAAAAGTAAAGTAGAAAATCTCTTTCCAAAAGACAGAGAAGTAGTTAGCTATGAAGATATACTACAGAGTAGCATTTCTCTTGAAGATAAGTACTGGTTCTTTTGCCATAGAGTTTTTACAGATAGTCAGAACAGACATCTTGCTATTAAAATAGCAGAAGTTGTTCTTCCTATCTTTGAAGAGCAATACCCTGAAGATAGCAGACCT